CAACCACCCCAACTCCTCATAAGCGTACATGAGTACAGCCCTGAAGAAACTTAGATATCTGTTTACTGTACCAGGAGATCCCGATATTCCAGCCCTGGCATTAGCTATGTCTTCTTTTGTTATGTCTTTAAGATCTTTGTCTTTGAACAAGGGCTCAAAATACTTTCTATAAGTAAAGTCATTCTTACCCATTTTGTTAAATCTATAATATTCTCTTATTGCATCAGTTAAGTTTTTCATTTTTTTCCCACATATTTATTATTTTTTTTGTGTTATCTATACACTCATTAGTAAACCTTCTTTCTTCTTCTAGCTGCTCAGTATTTTTTGTAGTCTTATACCAAGTATACTTTCCTCCCTGGAGATTACCATCAACATATCTCATCGTAGATCTTTTATAAATGTTGAACCCAGCACCTTTTAGAGAAGCACCGTTTTCTTCTGGCAGCGTATAAGTAATTACTGCTTTGTACCCCATTGCAAAAAGTGCGGTTGTAGCTTTACCTATTAAGAAACTAGCTGTGTTAGGATCTGCTCCAGGTAATATGCAAAGTCTTCTAATTTCTTTATAAGATCTTACTTTGCTCCAGCCACCACTTGAGCAGTTATCTACTGTAACAACACCTACAAGATCTCCCTGGTCGTTCAAAGCACCAATAGAAAACATATGTCTTTTCAAAGGCTTTGAATGTCTGTGATGTTTTTTTATAAAATCTTGCGATTCTTTTAGATTTAAATTTTTGTGTTCCATTAGTGTATTTTGTCCCCCTTTCTTTTTCTTGTGTTGTCAGCAATTAAAATCTCAGTAAGTTTTTGTTGCCAAAGTTTTTTAAACTCAGGATCCTTTGCTTTTTTCTTTGCAGCAAGCAAAGCATTGTATCTTCTAATTTGTCTATCCATTTTGTCTGGCTCTCCTTTCCCTGGCTTTTTTGTTTCTATGATCCCTGGCTAAATTATTTACTTCTAAAAAAAATACTTCAGATATATATTTTTTAAGTTCTTTTTCAGATAAGCCAGTCTCATTCGTCAACACCACTAATACTTTTGGTGTAACAATTAAAGTCTCGTATTGATGAAATTTTTCGTCAGTAAATCTAAAGGAATATTTTTTATCTTTGATCCACTCGCCATTTTCATCTTCTAAAAAGTCATAGTAAATAAATTTACCATCTTCAAATGCACCCTGGTAATCATCCCATGGCTTTTGTTCTTTGGTTATTTTCACTCTGTTCATTGTGTCCCCCTTATTCATCTTTATTCCACACATAGATTGCCATCATCATGAAAAGCAATACAGCTATAGTTAATTGTTCAATCATCATGACTGATCCTCGTTTTCTATTTCGTGAAGCTTTGCTTTATGATTATAAAGATTATCTCTTTTCTCTTTTAAAAACTCTTCAGCTTCTAAAAGCTCTTTTTCAGCTTGTTTTACTTTTTGCAGTTGATCTAAGATTCTATGAGCTCTCTCAGCTTCACCAGCTCTTGATTCGTTTATAGCATCAACAACATAACCCCTGGCTGAATTAAGTCTCCAGAAACGAGCAACAGTTTTTTTTCTCCAATTAACTTTGTACCTTTTGTCCTCATCCCCATATATGATTTCATAATCACCATGGACCAACTTACCAGGTTCTTCCTTAAAGTGTACTAACATTGTCTCCCTCCTTTTCTTTTAAGCCAAGTTTTTTTCTCTCCTCGTCTATAAGAGCCCAATATATTTGCAACTGCTCATTCCACTCTTCTCTAATTTTGTCTAATTTTCTTTGATACTCTGCATCAATGTTATTCATTTGTTGCATATATCTATCTATATTATCCATCACGCCACCTCCTTGATGTTACACAAAGTATTAACGTCGCATTTCAATACCTCAGCAATTAAATACCACGCCTCTTTGTTTGGTTTGATAAAATCTATGTCTCTGTCAAGTCCTAGATTATGTATTTTTCTTCTTTTAGCATAGCTAAGATCTCTCATAGTATGCTTATACTCATGTCCCCAAAAGTAAGCAACACCCATATAGTTCTTAGTGCCTATAAATTTTTTATCCAACCTAAGCACTTTGACTCTAGCATCCATGGTTATTTCACCTAAGTTCATTACGCCACCTCCCTCTTGTGATTAAATTTGTTGAGAACGGTTTTAACTTCCATTCCCAAATGATACTTGGAAGCAAAGAACGCTATATATTTATAACAGTCTTCCAAAGTAGTAAATATCATATCCCAGTCATCAGCACCTTTGATACGCAGTCTAAAGAGACCCTCATCTCTTTTCTTGGCATCATGATCCCAAACCAAGATATCTATAAAATAAGTAATACTTTTCTTTTTCATTATTCACTCCTAATTAATTAATGATGTATACATTATAAACATAGATTACATTAACTTGTCAAGTTATGTTACAACATATTTCATAAATATTTTTTTTGGTATTAAGCAGGCTATTTTTTTTTGGCTATCACCATCACCCAAGATCTCCTGAGATTGAATGTTATTTAACATGATGCATTCAGTTATTTTTTTTGGTGTGGTCCAAAGTATTTCTTTGCCAGTATCTATTACCCAAAAATCTGCTGTAGTTGATAAAAGAGCTGAAGGTTTTTCAAACATAAAAAGTTCTATAAGAATGTTGCCAGTTTCCTGGCTTTTATAATCTACTTTGACTTCTACCTTGGATTCATTTTCTGGAATGAAAATGTCATACTTTTTAAACTTGCCTGGGATCAATACAGCTGATGGATATTTCTTTTGTATTTTCGCAAGTATTCTTTGCTCTATTTTATTTCCTAGAGCCAGGTCTTTTTTAAAAGCTCTATCTGAACTTTTTATTGACTTCTTGATAGTCACTTTCTGAGATCAATGATTTTATAGATATGTCATTGAACTTATGGTCAGAAGAAGTAATTTTGCTAAGAAGGTCTAGGCACTTATGATCTTGTTGATTTGTTTCGCCCTGGTAGTTAGCTATGTTTAAAACTCTTTTTAAAACATCGCCAACTGTAAGATTGTCTATCCCTCTTGCTTTTTGTATTTCCTTCCATCTTGTTTCTTGTGATTCTAATTGTCTGATTTTGTAACCCTCCGTTGCATTTTTTATATTGATCATTTTTTTCATAACATCTGTATATGTATTCCAGTTTGTTATGTCTTCTTGATTTCTACCGCAGGATCCGCATCTGAGATCTCCGTAGGTTGTTGTGCAAACTCCACGGCAAGGAGACCCAGAGAGCGATGATTCGCCCTGTACGGATGAGAGCCTCTCAGAATTAGAGAGACTCTTTTCTAAATGTGCAGCCATATGACTTAATCAGAGGAACTGTCTCCTTGTTCATTCTTTGCCTCTGATTCTACAGCATTTTCCGCAGTTTTTACAGTATACTTCTTAGGTAAAAGAGTTTTAAGCTCATTTGCATCAACAGCCCTTCCTAATCTTACAAGCCTTAACAGCTCACTTAATATAGGTAAAATGGTCTGATCAGCAAATTGCATCTGTGCAATTTTCTGGTTAGTTGCCTCAGAAAATTGATTAGCATCATACTCTCTTAGCTCGTTATCAATATTTAAACTTAATAATTTTTCTTCTTTTTTAGCCATTATTTCTCCTTGTTAAAATGGAATATCATCATCCGTTAAACCTGGTTCCTCGTTTTGATTTGGAAAAGGTTTTCCGCTGTCATTATTTGATTGAAATTTACCAGGCTCTGAAATAGCAAATGTAAGGTTTGGCAGGGGCTTACCATTTTTACCCATCTCTGGTTTGTCTGTTTCTCTTGTCCAGATAGAAAGCCTATACTGCTTGCCTTCTACATCTAGGCTTCCAGTAAACTGAGGCTTCCTGTTCTCTGAATTAACAGAAAATTTAGCTGGTGGAATAGCATCATCATTACGCCATGCAGCTCCACGATTTGTATTATCTTTTTTAGCTTCCATTTATTTCTCCTTTGTTAGCCAATCTAAAAGTAACTTGTTAACAATGTAGGCAACTTTCCTATCATAATATTTATGATTTGGATCTTTTGCTACTTCAAGCATTTTTTCATAAACTGCCATGTCAACTCTGGCACTTATAGATCTTTTTTTATTTACAGATTTATCATTCGCCATTTTTATTCTCCTCTACTAATCTTGTATAAATTCTTGTATCACCCTCAGATCTGTAGCCCTCAAGCACATCTCTGGGAATGTCCTGGTCTTGTACAAGGCGAGTATAGTTAATACGACCCCTGGCTTGTGTCATATGACATTTCACCGTTGGAGTACAAAAGGCACCACCATGTTTTTTTACAAGCATGGCTGAAACTTCTTTCTTTCTTTTATCAAGAAAAGCAAGTCGCTCCTTGTGCTCCTTTTGTTCGGTTAAGATAGAAGACAACTCTGATGTGTAAGCATCTTCTTCTATTGTTCTGTAGTTTATTCCTGGCTCTGCTTTATCTTCAGACCATCTAGCTATAAAAGCAGGATCTTTGCATTTCTCTTTATACCACTCCATAAACTCTTCTGCTTTTGGTATATATCTATCAGCCCAGTTTTCATCTCTTTCTACCCACTCCTGGTAATGCTCATCATTGCTATACCATTGGAAGAAAAGCATTTCATCTATGTCCATACACTCCATGCCTAGCTGCATTTGATGCCAGTAGTTTCTTTTTTGTTCTTTAACATTTGTGCAGGGCTTTGTTTGTGGACATTTAACTTCTACAGCTGATATAGATCCTTTTCTGCCTTTTCTTAAAACTCCATCTGGTGACATTCCAAGCCAATCATATTTCTTATGAATAATAAATGATGGCTGTCTTACGACATACCCCATTGATTCTAAAGTTTTCAAGGCTTTTGGTTCACTTTCTTTTCCATGTGTTATGGCAAACAAGGCTCTTGGGTCAAAAGGATCTTGAGTAAGTTTGTGAGATTCTCTATACATATCTCTACCCAGGGCTTCCCATTGATCTCCCTTAGTCCACATACATTCGTTTGCAGCTTTTGGGATCCTGGTGCCAGTTATTCTGTCTGCTCTTTGATCGTGCCAGGCTTGAGATCCTTGTTTTATTGGTATTACATTATCTGTCATTTCTACTCCTTAGATTCTTTTTTTGTATATATTAAAATTAATTTTTGTCTTAAATCAGCATCACTTATTAACTCAGCCTCTCTGTCATAATTTTTAAAAATAGCTTTGCGGTCTTCTTTTGTTTTTGCTTTGTTTAGCTCATCTGTGAAAGCTTGAAGAGTTTCAGCTGTTTCATCAACCTCTGTTTGCTCACTTTCAGGATCTGTTGTTTCGGGTTCTGTTTGTTCAAACGGTACACAAAAAGTTTCTAACAGAGCATCTCTATATGCAAATGACTTTGCTGCCTCTAGATCTTTACCTTGTGTTGATTGGCTGTGTCCCTCATAACTTCTTTCTATATAAGACTCATCTTCTAAAGATATAAATCTTAGCTTTCCAGAAATTCTTGTGTGTGTTGTTTTGCCATCTATAAACTTTGTAGAAACTTTTACATCCTGGGGAGCCAGGATAATTTTGTTTTGTGCCAGGGGCAAAGAAAATGCCTGGACCACAGACTCTATGCCTCTGTAGTTATAGTTAGCGAATTTATTCTTTTGTGTTTTTGCTATTGGATTTGCAAGCATATGATCTTGAACATTTGCCATAGCTGTATATATTTTTTTTACTGTCATTTTGTAAACCTCCACCTGGAATTATACATTTGTAAACATTAAATGCAATTATTTCTTTACATTTCTTTTGTAATAATTAATAATTCAAAAACTAGAGGGAAAGTTTATGTCAGTAGAATATATTACGAAGGTTATAAAAATAGATGTTACGCCTTCACAAAAGCTCATTTTATTTGTGCTTGCTAATTATTCAGATGAACACGGCAGATCATACCCATCACACAAAAAATTATCAGAGATTACTTGTTTGTCATTAACAGCAATCAAAGACAATTTACAGAAACTTAAAACCATGGGGCTGGTGGATTGGGAAAGAAAAAATAATACCAGCAATACATACACACTTCAGGTAGAGCCGTTAGGTGGCTATCAAACGCCACCAGGTGGCTACAATACTAAAGAGTATACTAAAGCTATATATATTTTAGATTTGGGTAAAATCAATGAGATATATAAAAAGGTTTGTACAAGTCCATATTATAAAAAAAGTGCGAACACATTTACAGCTGAGAGAAGATGGAAGGATCTTAGAGATCTTGGTAGAAAAGGTATAGTTTCTCCCAAGACTGGTAAAAAAATAGATCTTGCTTCAGATGAGTTCTGGAAGAAATATTTTGACATAGCAAACTCTGAGGGACACATAAATCATTTAAGGGGATTTATGAAAGGCAAACCTGATCTAAGAACCTTGCTTTCACCAAATCAATTTAATTCAATTATAGAGAGGAAATATGGCTGACGACAATGATATTACAATAGGTTCTACTGGTCCAGCTTTTACAACAGCAGCTGGAGGTGTTGCATTAGGTAATGCAAATGCAAATACTCTTCTTCAAAATACGGATCTTGTTAGAGACTTGAAGATGCACATAAGAAAGCTTGAGAATGATCTTACCCTGGAAAGAAATGAAAACACCGCTTTGCTCTCTGAGATAAATGAACTTGAAAATAAACTCTCTATATTATCTGAAAGAATTGGACTTGATGCCTTTAGCGACAAAGAATTGAAAATTATTCTGAGCAAAATACATCCAGACAAAAACGGTAACTCAGAGTCATGCAATGAGCTTACAAAAAAAATTAATTTATGGAGGTCTAAATGAATCAATTTAATTCTGTTGCCGAGCCCACATTTGACCTAGAAGCAAATGTATTAGGGTCAATGACATTGAGTCATGATAATTTTTCAAAAGCACAAGAGAATGGATTAATGCCAGATGATTTTATTACCCCTTCATTTAAAAAAGCCTATGAAGTTATGCTAGAAAAACAAACATCAGACATAATTACACTACAAGGCTCCCTTAATGAGTATCATTTTGATGAAGTAAGGATAGCGGCTGTTGAGTGTATATCATCAAGTGGCTTTCAACATTGGCTAAAACTGATGCACGAAAAAACATCAAACAGAAAATTATTAAAACTTGCGGAGCTTATTCCAAATATTGTGGATGAGGATATAAAGGTTGAAGAAAAAATAGATAAAGTAAATCAACTTTTAGTAGAAAACAAAATTACAAAAAATTTGGGAGCACCTCAAAGAGCAAATGATATTTTAAAAAATGTTGAGCAAGAACTTAAAGACACAGAAAACATTCACAGAAATTTAATAAGAACAGGATTTCAGGGCATAGATAAAAGAATTAATGGTTTCAAAAAAGGAGATCTTATTATTGTGGCAGGCAGACCAGGCATGGGTAAAACTACCTGGGCATTGAACATAGCAACTCAAAATATTTTAGCAGGAAAAACTGTGCTGGTTTTTAGTTTAGAAATGACTAACGAACAACTTATGAAAAAAATTATTTGTTCTCAGTCTGGTTTGGCTATGGATGTTTTATTGACAGGAGACTTAACAAAAAATCAATGGACTGACTTCCAGGCGGCAAAAGAAAAAATAGAAAAATCTAACCTGTTTGTCTATGACAAGTCACCAATAACTATTGAAACATTAATTAACAAGACAAAAACTATACAGGCTGTCCAGGATATAGATCTTATTATCGTTGATTATTTACAGTTACTTATGACTTCTAACAAGGCACCAAGCAACTCTGACTCCAGGGCTGCCTCAATGACCTACATATCAAATCTTCTGAAGGGGCTGGCTAAAGACATTGGTTGTCCGCTTATCAGCTTGAGTCAATTAAACAGGGGTGTGGAGGCTCGAACAGATAAACGACCAGTCCTTTCAGATCTTCGTGATTCTGGAAGCATAGAACAAGATGCTGATATGGTTATAATGTTATACAGGCAGGAATACTATGATTCCTTAAATACAGGATTAGCTGAGGTAATTATTAGAAAAAATAGACTTGGCGAAACTGGTGAATTTGAACTTGCTTTTGACGGATCTAGATCAAGATTTTTAGATCCAGAGGAGGCTGCATTCGGGAGAAAAGAAGATGGACCAATCTGAAAATTATCATCAACAGCTCAGAGATATAGCACCAAAGATATCTGAATCTAAATTAAATGTTTTACAGGCAGAAGCAAAACTTAAAAAAGTTTTTTGGCAACAACTTTGTATTGCAAAAGATGACGGAGAGCGTAGTTACAATGCACAAAAAGCAAAAGCAGAAGCATCAGATTCATATCAAGAAATGTGGTTTGAGCTTGCAGCTGCAAAAGCAGGCTTGGAAGCATTAAAAATTGAAGAGCAAGCAGTTAATATGGACTTTGAAGAATGGAGGACAAGAATGGCAAACTTAAGAGCAGAGAGGAGTAGATATGGAGCATAAAGATTTTGAAAGTTTTTGTGGATTTATGCATCAAGAACACCTGATTGAGGTAAGAAGAGAGAGTAATTACAAGGACTTTGGAAAGCCTTATAATGAATATGTTTTAGGTAATTTAAATTTTCTATACCAGGCATATGAAAAGCAGATCAGCAAACAAAAAAGAAAAAAACTGGATGGACTCGGTTTCACAGATGGGGTGCATAGTATGTAAATTGCACTACGATTGTTTTACGCCAGCTGAGATCCATCATATTTCTGGAAAAACCAAGCCTGGGGCACACCTAAAAACAATTGGATTGTGTTACAGGCATCACAGAGAAGGCGTAAATAATGAGATGTATGTATCAAGACATCCAAACAAAAGAGAGTTTGAAAAAAGATACGGAACAGAAGAATATTTATTAGAGAAAACAAAGGAATTAATATGAGTCAGCCACAAAGTCATCAAAGAATTTATCAGGGTTTGGATTCGGGAAAAATAAAAAAATTACAAAAAATAAAAAAAGCACAAACAGAAATTAGTCAAAGAAAAAGCAAAGAAAATGCCTGAAAAATTTAAACCAAGTGAGAAGATAAGAGACAAACAAACAGGTAAAGTTTTTACCAGGCACTACTATTTAAAAAATACGCCTATGGCAGAGCTTGAGAAGATTGTTAACTCACAAGCCAGACCTAAGCTAAGAATAAAATGTGCCAGAGAAATCCAAAGGAGGAAAAATGCTTATGAATTATTTACTAAACGCTCTAATAGATAAACTTGAAGGAGAAGTAAAAATGCACAAAGCCAACATCATGGTTTACATGGATAATCCCACAGGTATTGGTGATCATCCTGGAGTAATCCAAGCTATTGAAATGGAAGTAGAAAAGATGGCTGAAGCACAAGAAAAAATCGACATAATTAAAAAGAATTTCTGTGCCTAAAAAAGATCAAATAAATCCTGATCACTACAAGGCTGGAGAGGTTGAATGCATAGATGCCCTGGAAACTGTTGCCTCGTTAAATCCTGAGAACAAAGAGGTGGTATCTCAATGTAATGCTATTAAATATTTATGGAGATATAACAACAAGCATGATGATCCTTTAACAGATCTATATAAGTCTAGATGGTATTTAACCAGGCTTATTGAATTAGTAGAGAAGAGACTTGAAAAAAATTGATAGAAGATCTTTGATTGAAAGTATGACTGATACTTTTATTGGACTAACTATAAATTTTCCATTGTCATGGTTCGTTGTTTATCTTGTTTTGCTTTTCTCTGACGATGCTTTGGTGATAAGTTTGTGGACAACTGGGGTCCTTACAATAACAGCAATCATAAGAAGATACTTAACCAGGGTGTATTTTAAAAACAATGAAACACCGAAGACCTGATGGCAGTCCAGACACACTCACATATTCTTTTGAGATTAGTAAAATTAAAAGTCATAAGGAGCGTATGTTGTATATGTCTGACTTAGATGAAAAATTTCATGATCTGGTGTATCTTGTATGTATGCAGATGGGTCTTCCTCAGACTATCGCTGACCTCCCAACTCGGGAAGAAAGAAAAAAAGCCTGGGAAGAATTACCTGAGCACAATAGAACATTTAAAGGCATGAAAGATATGGTATATCATCGTGTTGTAAGAATATTTAAGGAAGCAAAATGAAAGGCGTAAATCATTATAAAAAAGATGGCACACTTCACAAAGGTGGCACACATAAAATGCCAGACGGTAGCTTGCACTCTGGCAAAAATCATTCAAGATCTAGCGTAAAGCTATTTCATTACAATGAGCTTTCCAAAAAGGCTCAAGCAAAAGCTAGAACATTTTGGGGTAAATAATGAAGGCAATGAAGCTAACAAAAGTCAACAAACCAATACCAACAAAAAAAGGCGGACTGGGAAGAAACATTCATGTTCATTCTGGTCATGTCCTTGGATGTGGTAAAAACATGAGGAGGAAATAATGGGCTACGGAAAAATGAAAGGTTACGGTAAATCAAAACCTAAAAAGAAAAAAAAGTCTAAAGGCAAGAAAAAATAATGCCTGGTAAAAGAAAATTTAAAAAGGTTCCAAAGACTAGGGGTGGCGTACCTAAAAAATATGTTCGTGGATCTAAAAATCCAAAGAAGGCTGAAGCTGAAATAAAAAGAACAGCCAGGCTATATAGACAGGGTAAACTAACACCAGCTATGATGGATAAAATATCAAAACAGAGGGCTAAAGATGGCAAGCGTAAAAAGAAAAAAAGGAAAAAGTAAAACCAAAAAAAATATGGGCAGGTATTCATCAATACCTGGTGCTGGAAGATTCTCAAAAGCTACCTTAGACAAGGTTTATAAAAGAGGTCTGGGAGCATACTATTCATCTGGATCAAGAAGAGTTTCTGCATCCGCTTGGGCGATGGGACGAGTTCGATCTTTTGTAACTGGCAAAGGCGGGGCAAGAAAAGCTGACAAGGACCTGCTAGGCGGGAAAAAAAAGAAATAAATGAAACTTATAACACATTATAATTACAATCAATGGTACAATCATGGCTAAAGCATCCGA